ACAGAAAAACTACTATCTTTGGCCGCAATGTTAAGGTTATCGCTTTAACTGATGCAACTAAAGTAGCTCATTACGAAGCAGCTTAGTCTTTTTCTATTGGAGGTAGCAGATGATAGAAGATATTAAAAAACTAATTGGCCCTGCCGCAGATGGCAAGGATGAGGTTATCCAGTTACTCATTGGTCTTGCTACCGATGATGCAAAAACTAAAACTGGATGTGAAGATACACTGTTACTGCGTTCAGTAATTATTGAAATGGTTATCTATAAGTTCAATCAGTTAGGTGTTGAAGGTTTGGAAAGTGAGAGTTACTCAGGTATCTCATATCATTATTCCAGTGATTATCCTGAATCTATCCTAAGCGCACTTGACGCAATCAAGAAATCACAGATAGGTAAGGGAGGATTTAAGATTTTATGGTAATCAATAGAAGTATGCGGCAGGCGGTCATGTATCGTTATTTCGATCCGGACGAATATGGCCAGCCTACCCTGGATACTTCCAATCCGCAAACTATTGAACTTACTTTTGGACTATACAATCATACTGAAGTAGAAGATGTGCGTTACCAGGATGTTGAATACACTGGTTTAACCAGAAGTGAAGTTACAGATAAGAATGTTATCCAATTAGATGGCAAAAATTACAAAGTAAAGTTTGTCAATCCTTATGGAAGAATGAAACAGGTATTTCTAGTTGGCGATTAAGAACAAAAGAGAAGTATTTGTAACTTTAGATAGAATTGGTGGCGCACCAAACAAAACTGCTTTGAAACAAGCATGTGCATTAGTAGAAAGAGTTGCGAAAGAAAATTGTCCTGCTGAGACTGGTGAGTTAAGGAACAGTATCACATATGAAATAGGGGACAAAGAAGGTAGAGTTGGGACTAATTTAGAATATGCGCCTTATGTCCACCAAGGCACTGGTATATATGCCGCAAATGGGGATGGCCGCAAAGATGTCCCATGGGTTTACTTTGATGAACGCAAACAACAATGGTTCTCTACTTCTGGACAAAAACCGCAACCATTTCTCCAAGATGCACTTGATACAAGCAGAGATGAGATAGCAGCTATCTTCAAGAACGCAATTAAGGAGGCCGCAAAATAATGATTGATTATTCACCAACATTAGTAAGTGAATTGAAGACAATAGGTCTCCCAGTTCATTACGAATTATTTTTAACTAAAGATACTGAAGTTCCATGTATCTCATACCAAGAGGGAAGTAATATGGCCCGCGAAGAAGGAGATACATTATGGTATTCAGAAGTAAATTATAGAATTAAAGTTTGGAGTAAGAGACAAAGTGAATTGGTTTCTTATTCTTTACAAATTGATGACTTAATGCGCAGATTGGGATTTGTAAGAGTTTCTACCAATGACCTATGAATGGACACTATTGGACAGAGACTTCTTACCTATCGTGCATTAGGTTTAGAACAAAATTAGGAGGTTAATTTTTATGGCATTAGCTACACATGCAGGTCTTTTATCAAAAGATGTTGAATTTTGGCTTGACGGAGCTAAAGTTGAAAACTTACAGGAATTCCCTGATTTAGGTGGAGCAGCTGACCAGGTTGATGTTACTACATTAGCAGATGGCGCTTATATGTATATTAATGGTATCAAGGACTATGGTTCCCTTGAATTCACATTCTTATATGACAACAGAGAAGCTACTTCTAACTATGCTGTTTTAAGAGCAGCTGAAGAAGATGGAGCTACTCATGAATGCGAAGTTCGTTTCTCAGATGGAACAAAATTCGCTTTCAATGGTATGATTTCTGTTACTATCTCTGGTGCAGGTGTCAACGCAGCTTTACAGTTCGTTGCTACTGTTAACTTAAATAGTGATATTAAATACACTGAACCAAGCAGACAATAATTAATTAAAGGGGTAGGGGTAATACCCTATCCCTTATTTTTTATAAATTAGGAGGAAATTGGATATGTTATACACTACTTTCACTGTAAATGGTAAAGAATACAAAGCACGTTTAGGTGCTAAAGATTGCGTTGATTTAGAGAAAAGATTAGGAACTAACCCATTAAATATCTTTATGGAGATTGCGCAAAAGGGTCAAGTTCCAAGTCTTGAAGTCTTAATCACTATGCTTCATGCTTCATTACAGAAGTTCCAACACGGAATTAGTATGGATGATGCTTACAAAATCTATGATGAAATGGTAGATGAAGGTAAGAACTTAATGGATATTGTTCCTATTCTTTTAGATGTATTTAAAGTATCAGGCTTAATTCCAGAAGAGGAAGAAGAAGCAAAAAACGCATAGAGGAAGGTGAAGAAACAGACCTTCCTAAAACCTGAACTGAATTATTCAATAAACTTCAACCTTTAGCTATGCGGGCTGGGGTAGGAGTATTGGAGTATTGAGATTTAACTTTAGGAGAAATAAAGTTAGTTCTTGAAACTTACAGAGATACACAACAACAAGCCGCAGAAGAGAAATTGTCTATTACTTACAACCAAGCAGTAATGATAGCTGATTTTGTTAATCTACGGTTTAATGGTAAACAAATACCTTCCTTTAATGAAGTCTTTCCTAATCTGGCACAGAATAAAATGTCAGAGAAAGAAAAGAAAGAATTGGAGTATAAACAAGCTATGTTCCTTAAAGAACAAATGATGTTTGCGGCCAAGCAGCATAACGCAAAACGCCGCAAAAACAATGGAGGTGATGGCCTATCACGTTAGAAAAATTAGTAGTAATTATTCAAGCAGAGACCGCAGCTCTTGAAAAATCATTAAATAGAGTGAAAAGCCAATTAAATGTTCTTGATAAGGCAAGTACAAGCACAGGTAATAAAATATCTGCTGCTTTTACAGGTGCCGCAGGTAGCATTAACAGAGCTTTTAAGGCAATTAAGATAGGTGCATTAGTTGCAGCACTTTCTTCTTTTGGAAAGACCGCACTTAATGCAGCTTCAGACCTCCAAGAGTGACAGAATGTAGTTGATGTTGCTTTTGGAGATGCGGTAGGACAGGCTAATCTATTTGCGAAAGTTGCAATTAAACAGTTTGGTTTAAGCGAGATAGCTGCTAAGAAACTGACTGGTACATTCATGGCAATGGCAGATGGTATTGGTATGTCAAATGCGGCTGGGGCTAAGATGGCTATACAGTTATCAGGTCTTGCCGCAGATATGGCCTCTTTCTTCAATTCAGATTATGAAACAACAGCAAATGCACTTGAAGGGATATTCACTGGGCAGAGTAGAGCTTTAAGACAATTTGGTGTTGTTCTGTCTGATGCAAACCTTGAAGCATATAGATTAGAGAGAGGTATAGAAACAGCATATTCGCAGATGAATCAAGCTCAAAAAGTTGCTTTGCGTTATAACTATGTATTAGCAATGACCGCAAATGCACAGAATGACTATGCGAGAACCGCAATGTCTTGGGCCAACCAGATGCGTTTATTAAAGAACAATTGACAACAATTAGCTTCTACTGTTGGTTCAAACTTAATTAAAGTTCTTGCACCAGCAGTTGCTATTCTTAATAAAATCCTCACAATGGCTATTGCAGTAGTTAATGCTATTGCTAAAGTCTTTGGCGGCCAGGGTATTTCTGGTTTAGCTACTGATGCTGGTGGTGCTGTAGATAGCATCTCTGGTGGAGTTGAGGATATCGAAGATAACTTTGGTGGTGCTACTAAAGCTGCCAAGAAGTTCAAGGCTACTATAGCTGGATTTGATGAATTGGAAATACTGAAAGGTCCTACTGATTCAGGCGGCTCTGGCTTAGGAGGTTTAGGTCTTGGTGGTATTGGAGTAGATGACCTTGATAGTTATTTTGAAATGTATGATGAAGATGGTATGCTGAACCAATTTGAAGCATTCATGGAAAAAATCAAAGGTATGATGGATGCAGATAATTGGGAAGGAGTTGGTGGAGAATTCGCTAAAGGATTAAACACTATTATTTCCGCAGTAGACAGCTTCATTACGGACAAATTAGAACCCGCTGGAGTTAAGTGGGCAGAGAGGATTGCCAGAGTATTAAATGGTTTAGTCTCTGGTTTTGATTGAAGCGGTTTAGGCAAAACTTTAGGAGATGGCCTAAATGCTTTAATAAATATTGCCAATACTTGGTATGAAAATTTCAATAGCCTTAACTTAGGTATAGGAATTGGAAATACAATTAATTCCTGGTTTGCTACAGTTAACTGGGAAGGTATTGGAAAGA